AGGAGAAGAAACGATCTTGGTGTCCCAAGCGGACTCAATTTCGATTCGATCTGCTTTACGTTCTTCGATCCTAAAGCGGCTTACAGCAGAACCAGTTCCTAGTCCACTACTTACACCGTTCCAAACCATTGAATAGCCTGCTGATGGAACCATCAGACCCGGATTTGAAGGTGTGTAGCAAAGCAAGCAATCTTTATCACCGATTTGTGAGTAAGAAGCGGTTGCTCCCTCAGCGGCGGTGTTATAAGTGCCTGCCATTACTAGAACACGATCAACATTGAACAAGCGAGCGAGGAGATCCTCAGTCACTGAATCCTGTGTTGTGTATTTGATTCTGTCTACGATGTCTGCATTGTCAACAAGTGCTGAGAATACTTTGTATGACATGATGAGTGTGTTTGGAACATACCCAGTGTTTGTCAATACTGTATTCTTACCTGTTTCAATGTCAGCTATAGGAGTAGAGCTAGCGGCACTCCAAAGTGTGCTTGGTGTGCTATCAGTTCCCCATATGCTTGTTGTGAAAGCGGCGGCGGCCCATTCGACTTCTTGACGAATCAACATTTGTTGAGTCAAGAAACGTGTGGCATCCATATCAGGGTTCAGTGGGCTATCAGAGTTGGCTCTCGTTTGATCGCCAATGTCCTTATGTAGTGCGAATACATCGCAAGAATAAGAAGCTGTGCTGAGTGAGTACCCAGTACCAGCGGACTCTGTTCCATCTGCTCTACGTTGTACTTGATCCCGCATGAAGTCAGCCTGTGAGTATGTGAAATACTTATCAGTCTGTTTCGCTACGGAAACTTGTGGAAACGCACGTGACGCAACGAAAGCATAAGCTTCCTGCATGTAAGCAACTGACATATTTGTCAGTATCGCGTCTACGTGAACGTCTGTTGAGGTTGGTTGTGGCATTTGTTATTCCTCCTTAAGCCGCACGAGCGTTCGTGATATTGATGAACGCTGTGAATGTTTCACCGGCTGAAGCGGCGCCTATTGCTTGACCAGCAACATACACTGTTGTGTCTGTTCCTGCGGCAATGGCATCGCCTTGTCCGTCTGCGGAAGTACCAAGGATATTGCCAGCGGCGATTGTACCATCAGCTACAAGCTTGGAAACTCCATGCGTTGTAACGATTGCGGCGCCACCTGATTCAGGATTGTTTTGAAGAACCCCGATTGGCTTATCTGTGATAGCGGCACATACGGTTACCTGAGTAGCCGATGCTAGCTTCACAAAATGATACTGTTTGGAGGACAAATCTGTACTTGCGGTGAGTTCACCGAAAGTGGATTGTTGCCCTTCATATGCGGCCATAACTTAGACCCCCTGTTCTGCCCTGTACCTTGAGTAAAGGTCAGGATTTTCTACTGCCACAAGCCCGATTGCTTCTGGCATACTTGTTGCCCTACCTGCTTCAACAGCAGATTTGGCGAGGGATTCAATTTGGTCATAAGCATCAGTTGATGTTTCATCCAAATCGGAACCCAATTCTTTTAACACGCCAGCCTCGGCCAATGCTGAAGCGCAACCGTCAAGAATATTTTCTATAACTGTTGTTGCTTCTTCATTAGCGGCTCGGAGGGAGCGTAGAACAGGTGCGAAATCTTCGACGACAACACCCGGAAGGATGCGCCAACCGGCGACTCGCTCAGTGGCTTTCTCCATCTCACGTTCTTCACGAAGCGAAGCGGCTTCTGCCGTTGCATCGTCAAGCTGTTTGCGAAGATCAGCCAGTTCTTTAGCTACCAATTCCGAGTCGGAAGTGTCACTCTTTTCTACAGAAGCAACGGATGCGGCTACAGGTTCCATCTCTGGATCTGTAACAACTTCCTCTGCGACTGCTTCAGGAGCTACTTCTTCTTCTGCCGGAGCGTCAATGGTGCTTTCTAGTTCACTCATTGTCATTCCTTCGTTGGTGTTATTGTCTTGTGCCTCTAATTCAATNGCGGAAATTACCTCATCNAAAACGGCGGCTGAGTCTTTACGAACCAACCATCCTTCATATAGGTGCGCCGGATGGTCTACACCCGACGTTTCATCTATTTGAAGCTCTACGAGCTTTTTAGTTTTTGGCATTTGTCCTCCATTGGAGACACCTTTAGATTACAGCAATGTTATTTGTATGTCATCTATCTGAAAGCAAAAGTTATCTTTAAAAACTTTTTAAGAAATCTTTAGCAAAATGATAGCTTCCTAGCCCTAGTTAGGCTATAATTTTTTATATGGGATACAACGAAAACAAAGGAGCAACCCAAATGGAAAAAGTAACAATCCTTCACAGGAACAACGAAGATGAAAAAGGAAGAATAGTAGGAGATTGTTGGAAATTAACCTGCCAGTTCTCTATTGAATACTCAGACTACACACCTTCATGGAAAGAAGCTTATTCATACGCAGTAGATGCAAACTCAATAAAAGAATACTCAGATGAAGAATTAGATGCAGTATTCCCAGCCCACTTAGGAGATCCACACACTGATTGCTTCAGAATCAACAATGTTGTAGATGGAACTGATAAAGAAATGCCAATGCAATTCCAAACACGCAGTCTAAGTGTTGGAGACATAGTGAAAATAGGTACAGATAATTACTACTTCGTAGATCGTCATGGTTATGTAAAAATTGCTGAAAGCTGGTTTGTACACGGACAGTCTCTAAATGAAATTCAGTTAGATGTAGTAGGTGAAAGAATGCAAAGCTCACGAACAATGGCAGAAGGGAGAACAGCTTAAAAAACAATTACGAAAATTTGCGGAAAGGGGGCTTCGGCTCCCTTTCTTTTTTTTATCGCTTACCACCATGATAAGGAGTAGCGTGACCTAAGCTCACCATCTCCTCATTCAAACACTCGCCTTCTTCGTTTAATATCCTGCCAAGAATCCTACCGAACTTACCTTTCTCGTCTAAAGAAGTTTCAATAATAACTTTGTTTTCTAAAGCGCTTATCCAATCCTCGACATAACGTTTAGCGGCAAGCCCAGCTTCTTTCTCTACAGCGTCTCTTGTTCTCGACTCAGGGGCGTTAATGCCCATGAATCTAATTCTTGCTTTGTAATAAATATCGAAACCTAAATTGAGGGTTACGTCTATTGTGTCTCCATCTACTACACGACCTAATGTTGCTTTGTAGTGGAATAGTTTTTGTTTGCTCACGGGTTGACCTCCGATGGTCTTACGAGGAGTGTAGCTTGGTGGCTCTGCTTCTATTACTTTCTTTAAATCAGCTTTGCTTTTTTGGCTATGCACACGCATATCACGCCACGATGATTTTATACCGATATACACTCCTCTGAGTTCTTTCACAACCTTACCATCTTTGCAAATTGTCCAAAAGATACCACGATGTGTAAATGTACGCTAAAGTAAAAACCGATGTCTAAAGACAAGCAGTCTCTACGAGACTTTGTGGCGACCCAACGACGGACAATGAAAACCGCTTGGATCGAAGGATTACCTGATGATCTTTTTAATGAGGTATGGGATGCCCTACATGATCCTGATGCTCCTGTTGGAAAAGTAACTGCCGCTAAATGGCTACAATCACGTGGTTATAAAGACGCGACTGGTGGCAGATTGGATGCAATGCTAATCCGTGAACGCAGACAATAAAAACTCTTTATCAGAGTTCGCTAAGGATGATGTAGCTGTACAAGAGATGGCAAAGCTGTCTCGTCAAGCTTCTAGACTTAAACAAGAATTAGCAATATCAAAAGCACAAGTTAAAAACCTTGTAGCTGACTTAGAAGAATCAGAAGCAAGAAGTAACATTATTACTAAACTTGACGGTCATGATTACAAGCCGCCTAAATGGTTAGTTAAAAAAGGCAAGAACGGTAGCGGAGTTGTTTGCACTATTCTCTCTGACACTCATTTTGATGAAGTAGTTAAACCTGAAGAAATACAATTCCGTAACGAATACAACCGTAAGATTGCTGTTGAAAGACTCGAAAAGTATTTTCAGAAACTCATTATGCTTTCTAATGAATATGTAACTGGTATTGATTACGATGGAATTGTTTTATTTTTAGGTGGCGATATTTTCTCAGGTGACATTCACGAAGAATTATCTGAAACCAACGAAGACACAATGTTAGGTTCAGTAATCTTTTGGACTGAACAAGTAGCCGCTGGTATTAATCTTTTAGCTGAACACTTTGAATACGTTCACGTTCCATGCGTGGTGGGTAATCATGGCAGACGTACTCGCAAAAGCAGACACAAGTTAAGAGCTAGAGACAATTTTGATTGGATGCTTTCAAAAACTTTAGAAAGACAATTTGCAGATCATGACCGTGTAACTTTTGATG